AGAACGCCCAGGAGTGGGAGAAAGCCTGCAAGAAGCTGCAGGAGAGTGCAAGATCACAATATCCTCACAGACTGGGAAACATACATACTCAGCATGGTTACAGGAGGAAATGAAGAAACGTGAAGCCGGAGGAGATATGGGGGAAGGGATGGAGCCTGAGACCGGAACAGAACCCGGCAGAAATGGAGTATCTGGGTGAGATCATTAAATCCGGATACAGATTCACATACTACAAAGATCGGAAAGGAGGGATTTACTTTGAAAGCGAACCAGAAGGAGGAAAACCTGAATGGATGCGCCGCGCCGACGAAGACCGAAAGCGAAGGAATAGACACAGACATTGAAGCCCTGGAGACTTACATCTGCGACAATATCTGTCAATACAGAGAGAAGACAACCAGCCAGGAAGCACTTGAGTATTATTTCTGCAGTTCGTGCGAAATGAGTAAGCACATAAGCAAAATAAAAGCAGAATATGACAAAATCAATTCTTTTGACCACAGTGAAGCATGGAAACTTATGCAGAAGTACAGAAAAATTACGCTCTGCAAAGAATGCGTGCAAAGACAACATCTGAAATCAGGAAGAAGCATATGCAGAATTTATGGCACTCTGGGAGGATTCCTGGAAGAAGACGAAGGATGTAGCCGGGGCGAAGAATGGGAATAACAAAGAAAAGGGGAAACGATTATGAGAACAATCGCAGTAATAAATTTAAAAGGCGGAGTTGCAAAGACGATCACATCAAACAGCGTCGCATATATTCTTGCAAGTCAGGGAAACAGAGTTCTCCTGGTGGACAACGACAAGCAGGGAGACGCGTCACGTGGATTAAACCGACGCACCCAGGACGGGGAAGGAATTGACCGAATTATGACAGCCAGACATCCGGAAGACTGGATGAATAAGCTCATTAAGCACACAGATTTTGAAGGTCTGGATGTCCTCCCGGCAAATATGCGGCTGCTTAGTGCGAATCAGGAAGTAATGTTAGATCAGACACGCCCACAGCAGTTCCGTATCAGGGACGCTCTTGAATGCGTGAAAGATCAGTATGATTTCTGCATTATTGACAACGCTCCAGATATTAATGTATCAACCATTAACGCTTTGACAGCATGTGATGATGTGCTGATTCCGGTTGAAATCGACGACAATACAACTGAGGGATTGCCGGAGCTGGTGAGACAGATTGGATATACAAAAGAAGACCTGAACAAAGATCTGGAAAATTTCTGGATCTTTATCACGAAGTACGACAGAAGAAACGAAGCCCAGGCACAGGGACTGGAAATGATCCAGGCAGCAGGCTATCCAATGCTCCAGACAAAAATAAGATATTCCAGAAAGGTATCTGAAAGCACGTATGCAAGGATACCGATTCCACTGTATTCTCCACGATCTCTGGCGGCGAAAGACTACGAAGACCTTGTAAACGAATACATAACTGCAGTGTGCATGAAATGCGCAAAGGAAGGAGGGGAGGACTGATGGCTTTTAACCTTGCCGATATGGTGAACAAACGTCCGAAACAGGTGCAACAGGAAAATACAAGCGATACTGTATACAGAGACGTATTCAAACTTGTCCCGTCGAAAGAAAATTTCTACGGGACAGACCCGGACCGGCTCCAGGGACTGAAAAACTCAATTCAGCTGTTCGGAGTAATGCAAGACGTGCTGATTGAAGACGTAAACGGAGAAGATCACATAATTTCCGGACACTGCAGAACAATGTGCTGCAGAATGCTTGTAGAGGAAGGGCATGAGGAATTTAGAAAAATTAACTGCAAATACACGACAGTTAAGGACGACACAAGAAAAATGTTTCTGGAGGATGGCAAAGAAGACCATGAGACAACGCAGCTTCTGGAAAAGCTGGCAGTTATCCAGGCGAACCGGTTCAGAGAAAAAACGGACTGGGAGAAGATGAAAGAAGCTCTTGAGACAGAAGAAATCATAAAAGGCTTGCGAGAACTCACAGAGCTGAAAGGCAAAACAAGAGACATGGTTCGGGAGACGATCGGAGTGTCTGGAACACAGATGGAAAGATACCATGCAGTCCAGAAGAAACTCAGTCCGGAATGGATGAAAGAGTTCCAATCCACAAAAATCAACATCACAGTAGCACGAGAACTTGCAGATCTGGATGAAACATACCAGAAAAAGGCAATGGAACACTATGAGGACCACGACGGGATTACAGGAGCAGAGATCAAAGCATTTAAGAGCCTGCAGGAGAATAACAGAGACATTCCTGGACAATTCACGATTGAACAGGCGACAGGGCAGCAGCGACCGCCAGAGAACGACACACCGGTACAGCCAGAACTGCAGATAGAAAGATTCTTCGAAGCCTTAAATAAAGGCGAAAGAGAAAGAGTCCTCAAATGCGACACAAGAATGGCTGCATACTTAATCAGTATCCGGTACCGGGATGTCAGGATCAGAAACGGACATTTCAATTATCAGGCAAACAAAGAGGGAATAACATTCAATCCCGACAGTACAATGCAGTACAGCCTGACATGGAATGAATTGTCTGAGGAATTGGTGAAAAGATTCGGAAAGAAGCAGAAGCTAGTCCGCATAGTATCCGTAGACGCTCCGGAGAAGCCACAGAGCACACTTACAGAAGCAGAAGCAGTAAAAGCGTTGTTTGAGGCGTATCCAAACAAATTAAAAACAATTATGAGAATATGCAGACAGTGCAAGAATAATGGCGAAGCGGCAAAAGCAGTACAAAAAGAGATAGCACCGTATGGATGGCATGCAGTTAGCGGAAACGAAGTTGAATATACTTTCATGGGATTTGCAGCAGGTCTGGAAATTACGGTCAAAAAGGAAAAAGTAACAATGAAGTACGGCCGCCTGATCGTAGAAGCGAAAAATTTATATGATCCATATTCACCGGAATTTGATGCAGAGGAAGAACGCTGCCAAAAAGCATCAGATCAGGAAGAAAACGCTACCAAAAAGCAGCAGGACGAAAAGTCAAACACTTGGGGAATGATTCCAAGCACATGGGAGGAAGTGCTTAAAGATATTCAGATACCGACAAGCACAGAAATAACAGGCTATTTGTATGACGAGGAAAGAAAACTCAAAGAAATTCTTGAAGCAGAAGAAAAAGAGCCAGGTTTTCCATGGATGGCAATTTACAGGCAGCAGTTAATCGTCGGAGGACTTAGAATCATCAAAAAGATAATCGAAAGTCAGGAGGACTAACAATTGCAGGAAAAACCGTTTTATGTTCATATTGAGCTGCACAAGAAAATCGTAAAGAACGCATGGATTATCAGCTATGAGGAAAGAAAAATCCTTGTAATCGAATTTCAGGAAACTGTTACAGAGGATGAAAGCGTTGCATATGTATTCGCCCTGGCAAAAAGCCTGGTATCAGAAAAGAACACAAAAGAATTAAGTCCGGAAGTAATGCGGATGGTAAGAGGAACTTACGTCCGCATTCTGGACACAGAAATGCAGGAACTTATTGACAATGGAATTGAAATGGAGGGATAGAAAATGGAGAAGACTTGCAAAACCTGTAAAGAAAATGATTGTGGTCTTTGCAATCGCACCGGCCGCCTGGTAGAGGACGACGATCAGTGCGAAAAATGGACGGGCAAACAGACAGACTGGAGAACTAGAATGATGCAAACGTTCCTTGCCGGACATTAAGGAGGGCAAAATGGTCAAGAAACTGTATGAGGTAAGAAATAGATCTGGTGATCTGATTCTGGAGAATGTAACAAGCGGAGAGATCAAGGAAGAGCTACATTCATGGAGGCCGTAGAGTCTGAGAAAATCAGAGCTTCCAGGGAAGTCAAAGCACTGGTATCACACGTCAGAAGTTGTTTCAAAAACGAAGACATATACACAGACAGCGAACAGCTGACGAAATATATCGGGATTGCAAAATATTTCCCGTTTGAAAAGCTATTTCCCTGGCAGATCTTTGTCGTGGGACTGCACGATTGCACATACTGGAGGGTATCAAAGACTCCACGCTGGCCGGATCTTTTCTGTATGCTCGGAAGGGGTGCAGGAAAAGACGGAACAATAGCGTGGGAATCTGCCTGCCTGGTAAGTCCATATAACGGAATCAGGGCGTATGACGTAGATATTTGTGCAAATAACGAAGATCAGGCACTAAGACCCGTCAAAGACGTGGTGGAAGCTCTTGAAACGCCTGAACACACGAAAAAATTAAAAAAATTCTATTACTGGACATCCGAGAAGGTAGTAGGAACAGAAACGAAATCAACGATTCTGGGACGTACAAATAACCCATCCGGAAAAGACGGAATGCGCTCCGGCATGGTGGTGTTTAACGAGATTCACCAGTATCAGGATTACAAAAACATTGAAGTGTTCACAACCGGACTTGGAAAGAAACCACATCCACGCCGGTCCTACTACACCACACAGGGAGATATAAGAGAAGGACCGCTTGACGATATGCTTGGAACAGCAACGGACATTCTTTTTGATGATCTTCCGGATAATGGTATGCTGCCATTTATCTGCAGACTGGACAGTAAAGAAGAAGTATACGACGAAAAGAACTGGGAAAAAGCTAATCCGTCCTTGCCATACCTCCCGACATTAATGGGAGAAATGCGAAAAGAGTACAACGACTGGTTAGCGCATCCGGAACGTCTCACTGCATTTATGACAAAGAGAATGAATGTGACGAAAGAATCATGGGCGTAGGAACAACAGCACTGATCCACGAACCATGGGTAACTGCATCCGGAAATGCAAGAGAGCTGAGAAAGACAGCGGATGATCTTGACGTACTTACGGCAAGCAATCGGAAAATCTTCCTTGAGCGTTCAAATCTGGAAGAACAGCAGCTTGCAGACATGATGGAGGCAGAAACCTTCCTGACTCCAGATGATTGTCTGGAATATGGCCTGATCGACAAGGTAGAGGATTACGGACACGCGCCAGAGGGAGACACGACAAAAGAAGGAATGCAGAAACGTCTCCAGGAAGTTATGCAGCACATGAAAGATACGAAGTCTTTCAGAGAGCAGCTGGAACTTATGCAGAAAGGACAGAAACCCGAACCGGGAAAGAAACCGGAAGAACCAGAGAAACACACACTGCAGGGATTTCTGCAGGGATTCAAAAAAGGAGAGTAAAATGAAAAATAAAGATTTTGCCGCATTAAAGAGAACGGAAATCCTCAACAGAATGAACGCAGCTGTTGCGGAGAATGATTCAGAAGCGTTTTCAAAAGCATATCTGGAATTATGCCAGGACATTGAGGAGAACGTGCTTGAACAGGCGAAAGAGCTTGTAAATCAGAGCGACATGAATGATAAAAAGAGGCATGGCATCATTAGCCGGAAAAATAGGGGAGTGCGATTTCCTGGGGGATACTCAGGAAAGGACACTCCTTTTTCAGCTTGTAATGTATGAGTATTCTGGAGAACTGCAGCAGTTTTGGGAAAACTACAAAAGTGAGGTTATTGGACTGCAGATAGCAAAGAAGGTGGAAGAATATGCCAAGAGCCAGGCGTAAACAGTTTGAAACGTTTACAGACGGGATACTCAGTATCTGCAAAACAGAAGACAGGGTGATCGTAGACACGAAGCTCAAGAACATTCGCTTCGGAAACCGAACAATTGGAGAGAGACGATATTTTGACGCACAGACAGCAGGAAATAAAATAACAAAATTGTTAAGCATTCCGGCAGCAGTGCTGAACAGGGAAGATATTGAAGCTCTTGACATTGTTATCATTGATTCGCAAAGCGGCTGGCTCTGGGATCCATTCGATTTTGAAAGAGATGAAATTATCAATGAACATAATCCGGCAATGTACAAAATAGTGCAGATTCAGGAGAAATTTGACGCTGCACCACCTGCAATATATCTGTCACTGGAAAAAATCGTACAGTTGTATAAAGACAGGAGGGGCGACAATGGCGGATAGTATCAGAATTGATGATCTGGCAGCAGAAATAAATCGCCTTGTTGAAGACTATGGAAAACAATGCACTGAGACAACGAAGGAATGCGTAAATAATGTTGCAAAAAAGACAGTATCAAAGCTAAAACAGACATCCCCGGTAAATACCGGAAAGTATAAAAAAGGATGGAAGAAAACTGTTGTGAAAGAAAATTCTACAAGTTTAGTTATTGCGATCCACGATGCAAAATACTCCCTGGTGCATTTGCTTGAAAAAGGACATCAGAAAAGAGGAGGCGGAAGGGTAGCCGCAATCAAACATGTGGAACCAGCAGAACAGGCAGCAATAGCAGAGCTGGAAAAGGAGATCATGTCAAGGCTATGATGTCAGCTGAAAATATCAAAGAAATGTTGAATGAAATCGGCTTACAGTATGAATACGATCATTTTTCGACTCATAACTGGATAGAGCCGCCTTTTATCGTATGGAAGATTCCGGAAAGTGATAATTTTCATGCGGATGGAATTACATACGCAAAAATCGACGTTCTGAATATCGAATTGTATTCAGACGAAAAAGACTGGAGCAATGAAAAGAAGATAGAGGACATCCTGGATAAGTATGGAATCACATACGATAAGACAGGAGAATATCTTGACTCAGAAAAAATGTACGAAGTTTTATACGAAATGGAGGTATAAAGATGGGTAAAAAAGATAACAAAGTTAAGTACAATCTTAAAAACGCACATTACGCATTACAGAACGAAGGAGAAGATGGAACAATTACTTTTGAAGCCCCGAAAGCGATTCCGGGATCTGTATCCATATCACTTGACGCAAATGGAGATATTTCACCGTTCTATGCAGACGGAATCCAGTATTATGTGTCAGCTGCAAACAACGGATATGAAGGAGATGCAGAATTTGCATTAATTCCGGATTCTTTCAGACAGGATGTCCTGAAAGAAAAGAAGGACGAAAAAGGTGTGCTGCATGAAATCAGTGATTCTACGGATACACAGAAATTTGCACTTCTGTTTGAATTTGATGGAGATCAGAAAGGAATCAGACGAGTTCTCTATAACTGCACAGCTACCAGACCGTCAATCGAATCCGAGACGAAAGAAGATAGTATTGAACCTGGCACAGAAACAATTACGATCAGCAATGCTCCACTTCCGAACGGACGGGTAAAAGCTCAGACAACGGTAGACACAGACGACACTGTGTATAGCGGATGGTATAAGACAGTGTACTATCCAGAAACAATCACAGAAGCAACGCAGGCTGTTAATGTAGATAAAAAAGCCGCAGGAGAATAAGGATGCTGACAAAAACAATTAAAATTGATGATAAAGAGGTGCTTTTTGCCGCTTCTGCTGCAATTCCGAGAATTTATCGGATTCAGTTCCGGAGAGATATTTTTCAGGACATGGCAAAAATTGAAAAGTCCGTAAAAAAATCACAGGATAAGCAGACTGAAACAAAGGTGTCCGAGTCGGACATCCCTATTGAGGATTTGGAGATGTTCGAAAATGTGGCATTTGTAATGGCAAAACACGCAGCACAGAAAAAAGGACAGGATTTCCCAGAAGATGTATACGACTGGTTAGATCAGTTTGATACATTTTCAATTTATACAATTTTCCCGGAGATTGTAAAACTCTGGAACCTGAACCAGCAGACACAGGCAGAAGCAAAAAAAAACTTCGACCAAGTAGCCGGGAAATGACGACACCTCTATTCCTTCTCAGGTGCGCGCAAGTTGGAATAAGTATCCAGGATTTAGACCTTCTGACAGTAGGTCTTGTCCTGGATATTTTTACGGAAAAAAATAACGACGACTATAAATGGCCGAAAATGGCAACTCAGGAGGATATGGATAAATTCTAAACGGAGGTGATAATTTTTGTCCAAAGGCCGCGACATAAGGGGACTTACGATTGAAATTGGCGGCGATACCACAGGACTACAAAATTCACTTAAAAATGTAAATTCACAGATAAAGACCACACAGGCACAGCTGAAAGATATAAACAATCTGCTGAAACTGGATCCTACGAATGTGGAATTATTACAGCAGAAACAGAGAGCACTGTCTGACGAAATCGAAAGCACGAAAGAAAAGCTGGAAACCTTAAAGACTGCAGAGCAGCAGGCACAGCAGCAGTTTGCAGAGGGAAAAATCTCCCAGGAACAGTATGACGCTCTGAAAAGAGAAATCATTGCAACCGAGGAGAGTTTGAAGTCTCTGGAAAATGAAGCAAAGAATGCACCTACTCAGATGCAGCAGTCGCTTGATGGTCTGAATGCAAAAATAAATACTACACAGACAGAACTCAAAGAAATTGATAAGTTGCTGAAACTGGATCCTACGAATGTGGAATTATTACAGCAGAAACAGAGAGCACTGTCTGATGAAATCGGAAACACAAAAGAAAAGCTGGAACTTCTGAAAAACGAAGAAGGGGAAGTACAGCAGAAATTCCAGGAGGGAAAAGTATCCCAGGAACAGTATGACGCTCTGAAAAGGACAATTATAGAAACAGAACAGAGCCTGCAATCGCTTGAGAATGAAGTTGGATCAGGATCCGCAAAACTGGCCGAGATTTCTGAAACATCCGGGAAAATAGGGGAGTCTCTGACATCTGCCGGAGAAAAAATGCTTCCGGTTACGGCGGCAGTGACAGGACTTGGAACAGCAGCAGTAAAGACTGCGGCAGATTTTGACAGCTCCATGTCCAATGTGGCCGCAATATCCGGATCATCTGCGGAAGACATGGATAAGTTGCGAGAACGTGCAAGAGAGATGGGAGCACAGACAAAATTCTCTGCAAAAGAAGCCGGAGACGCTATGGGATACATGGCAATGGCCGGATGGAATGCACAGCAGATGTACGACGGCCTCCCTGGAATAATGAACCTTGCGGCAGCGTCCGGAGAAGACCTTGCAACTACATCAGATATTGTTACAGACGCGCTTACAGCTTTCGGAATGAAGGCAGAAGACAGCTCTCATTTTGCAGATGTACTTGCACAGGCATCATCCAGTGCAAATACCAATGTTGGAATGATGGGCGAAACATTTAAGTACGTTGCACCAGTCGCAGGCGCATTGGGATACAACGCCGAAGACACAGCGGTAGCAATTGGACTTATGGCAAACTCTGGAATTAAAGCATCACAGGCAGGTACACAGCTAAGATCATCTCTGACAAATATGATTAAACCGTCAAAAGATGTCGGAGACGCAATGGAAAAGTGGGGCTTTTACGCAACAGAAGCCGCGACCGCCGTAGATCAGGCAAAAGTTGATAAGCAAATGCTTAGAGTGCAGAAAGCCTCTCTTGCAGCAGATAAAGCCCAGCAGTCTTACAACGACGCAGTATCAAAATACGGAGCTGAGTCAACAGAAGCCTCCAACGCTGCAGCAACGTTGGAAATAAAACAGACAGAGCTTGCAAGTGCAAACGAAACCCTGACACAGCTGCAGGAAGGAACCACGCAAAACGTAAGACTGTATAACAAGGCTTTACAGAACGAAGATGGCAGCATGAAATCCCTTAAAGAGACAATGGATTTCTTGAGAGAAGCAATGGGAAATATGTCAGAAGCAGAGCAGACCCAGGCCGCAACAGCTATTTTCGGGAAAGAAGCCATGTCCGGAATGTTAGCGATCATCAACGCATCAGATGCAGATTACGAAAAACTTATCAAGAACATTGATAATTGCGACGGAGCCGCGGAGAATATGGCTGAAACCATGCAGGACAATCTTTCTGGACAGCTTACAACTTTGCAGAGTGCCTTGCAGGAGCTGGCGATTGCCTTCGGAGAAATCTTGATGCCATATATCAGAAAAGCGGTAGAGGTTATTCAAGGGTTTGTTGAAAAGCTCAATGGAATGAGTGAAGGACAGAAGAAAGTAGTTGCTACAATTGCACTGATAGTCGCCGCGATTGGTCCGTTGTTGATAATGGTTGGAAAGGTTGCAACCGGAATATCTGCGATTACAGGACTGTTTTCTAAGATGAAAACTTTAACAACAATAACGAGTATTATTGGAAAGCTAAAAGGTGCTTTTACCGCACTGTTTGGAGTAATAGCCGCAAACCCAGTTATTGCTGTCATAGCCGCGATTGTGGCAGCTCTGGTATTGCTGTACACAAAATGCGAATGGTTCCGGGATGCAGTAAATGCAGTCGTCCAAAAAATTGTATCGTTTTTTACAGATACAATACCGCAGGCGTGGAGCACACTGATGGATTTTCTCTCAGGAGTTCCGGAATGGTGGTCTGGAATCTGGCAGCAGGTATCAGACTTTTTCATGCAGATATGGAATGGAATTGTAAACTTTTTTACCGTAACAATACCGCAGACATGGAACAGCGTTGTTACATTTTTTGCAGGAGTTCCGGCGTGGTGGTCCGGTATCTGGCAGCAGGTATCAGATTTCTTTGCAAATATCTGGACGACAATGATGCAGAATCCGGTTATATCCGGAATTGTGACAACGATCACAACGCTATGGCAGAATGCAGTTAATACACTGCAGAACATCTGGCAGGGACTTGTGACGATTGCACAGGGCGCATGGGAGTTGTTGAAAAATACAATTCTTGCACCGGTGATCTTACTGATCGACCTGGTAACAGGTAACTTTGATAAACTCAAAACAGACGCATCAAATATCTGGACAAATATCAAAGACGCAGCGCAAACAATATGGACCGGAATTAAGCAGGTTGTATCCACTCTGGCAAAAGGACTTGTTACCGCAGCCACAACACTATTTACAGGGTTCCGGGACACAGTGTCAAAAATATGGGATTCTGCGTCTCAGGCAGCGTCAAAAGCATGGACAGCGATCAAAGGATTCGTTGTTAATAATGCGAAAAAACTGAAAGAAAGTGCAACAGAAGCAATCCAGAACTTGAAGGACAGAGCCTCAGAATACTGGGATAACATCAGAGAGAGAACGTCCGAAACGTGGCAGAACGTAAAGGAAACAGTTATACAATACGCCGGAAACATGAAAGACAGAGCCGTTGATACATTTAACAGCGTTGTGTCTGGAATATCTGGAGCACTGTCAGGCGTATACTCTGCTGTTGTAAATGGATTTTCCAGCGCAATCAGTTATATTACGGGATTACCAGGGCAGGCGGTTCGCTGGGGACAGGATTTCGTGAATGGTATTGCAAACGGAATCAGGAGCTGCATAGGTAACGTAACGAATGCAGTATCGAACGTAGCAAACACAATAAGATCATGGTTGCATTTCTCAAGACCGGATGAGGGTCCGTTACATTACTATGAGGAATGGATGCCGGACTTTATGAAAGGCCTTGCGACAGGAATTGAAAAGAGCCAGGGACTTGTTGCTGATGCAATGAAAGATGTTCAGATGGATATGCAGTTAGACACAAGCTCAATGAAACCAGCTAATAATCTGAACAAAACAGATATTACAGGAATAACCGGAATGCTGGCACAGCTGATCCAAGTAATGAGCGCAGGACAGGAAATCTATTTCGACAACAAAGAATGGGCTGGAAAACTTGCACCCGCAATAAATACAGAGCTTGGAAGAATAGCAAAGGAGGCGGCGTATAGATGAATAATGTATTAACAATAAAAGCAACAATTACAGTTGAAAATACAGGGAAAGTCATTGATACGCTGGACGACTGGGGATGTGCGATTGGAAATAACAATTACATCAAAGAGCCGGACGTAGAAACATATTACATTGATATTCCAGGCGCAGACGGATTTCTGGATGGATCGGAAGCGATAACAGGAAGAACAATCTATAAATCAAGAGAAATTGATATTTTGCTTGGGGGAAAGAAACCAAGGGAAGATTGGGACAGCTTTATCTCAAACATTCGAGGACAGCTGCATGGAAAGAATGTGAGAGTAACGTTTTCGAATGATCCGGCGTATTTCTGGACCGGCAGAGCATATATTACAGACTTTGACCGTTCCAGAGAGGTGGGACAATTTCATTTGAGCATTCCAAAGGCAAACCCGTACAAATATTCACTTGCAGATTCAACAGAGGACTGGCTCTGGGATCCATTTGATTTTGAAACAGGTGTAATAGATCAGGGAGCCGGAATTACAATTTCCGGCTCCGGATCATACACAGTATACGCCGGAGATATTGCAATTGTGCCAGTGTTGAACGTAAAAAGCATAGGCGCAGCAGGTTTAAAAGTTACAGGATGCGGAGAGACATACACATTGACACTTGGGAGAAACAGATTCCCAGATATCGTTGTATTTGGAACAGATGAAACTCTGGAATTTTCCGGATCCGGAACACTGGATATTGTTTACAGGAGGGGATCATTGTGATTTATAAAATTAAATTAGATGGGAAAGTCCTGTATTATCCAGGTGACCGGCAGGCAGCAGTTATCAATCCGGAACTGGATTTACAGACTGGATATGCGGGGGAACTTACTTTAAAGGTTCCGCCGCTAAATCCGCTATACGGGGAAATCCACAACAGAAAAAGTATGGTTTCTGTATACAGAGGAAATACAGAAATTTTTTACGGAGAAGTCCGCACACGCGAGAAAGACCGATTTAAGAACCAACCGGTGAAAGCAACCGGAGCATTGTCTTTCCTTGCTGACAGCATCCTGCCACAGCAGGAATGGCACGATATATCCCCACGAGATCTGTTAGACGCATGGTTACAACTTCACAATAATCAGGTGGAAGACAGAAAAAAGATATATACAGGAGTCGTAACGATCCACGACAGTAATGATTCTTTGTACAGAATTACAGACAGAGAGAACACACTGGAAGCAATCCGGGATAAATTAGTTGACCGCCTGGGAGGATACCTGCGGCTCAGGCACGAGAACGATAAACTGTATCTTGACTGGCTGACTATTCAGGAATACGGAAAATATTGTGAACAGCCTATACAATTCGGGGAAAACCTGATGGATTATTCAGAGACAATGACAGCAGATGATGTTATCACAGCTCTGATTCCGCTGGGGGCAGCAATCGAACAGGAAACAGACGAAAACGCATCCGAATTTGAACGACTTGAAAAAAATGTTGATATTACATCAGTAAATGATGGAAAAGACTACATATACAGTAAAGAAGCAGTTGAAAATTTCGGATGGGTATGGAGAACAGAAAAATGGGACGACGTATCAGTTCCGGCAAACCTGTTAAAGAAAGCAACTGAATTTCTGACAAGTAACCAGTATGAAAGTCTTGTTATTTCGCTGACTGCCGTAGACCTGTCTTTATTCGGACAGGATTACGATTCGTTTGACATAGGGGACAGAGTGCTTTGCAATGCGATCCCATACGGAATGAAGAAAGTTCTTCCAGTTATGGAAATGAAAATACCATTGCAACAGCCAGATCAGGCGCAGCTGACACTTGGAGAAAACCTGCAGCAGTCTTTTACAGATCAGACATCCGGAACATTCACACAGATCAGACAAGAGACAACAGACGCAGGCAGAGTTCAGACAGAATGGATGAAGTCTGCAATTGATAACCTTACGAAGCAAATGACGGGAGCGAAAGGCGGATATAAGCTCACCGAATTTGATGAAAACGGTCTCTGGCTCAGAGATCTGTACATGGACGCACCGGATAAAAACCAGGCAACAAATATACTGCAGATAAATAAAAACGGAATCGGAGGTTCACACAATGGCTATGCCGGTCCATATACCGTCGGCATGACTTTAGACGGAACCATTCTGGGAGAGAGAATCCTTGCCGGTTCAATTAAAACAGAAGCCCTGTCAACAGAATGTAAAAATTACATTGAAACAAAAATATCTGACGGGGACTCAGAAAATAAAAAAGCAATATTAAAAGAGGTCACAACGTCCATAGAAGCCATGGATGGGAAAATAACTCTTTCTGTATCAAGTCTGGAGCAGCAGTTAGAAAGAAAATCCGGAAACTGGTATGGAAATTATGAGCCTACTTCCGGAAACAATCCGGCCTCAGCCTGGACAACTGATGAATTGAGACAGGAGCATGAAAGAGATCTCTTTTTCAATACCACAACTGGCTATGCTTATCAGTATCAGAAAAATGATAGTAATGAGTATGGATGGGTAAGGGTAAAAGATAAGGACATTGAAGCAGCTCAGAGTACAGCAGAATCTGCGCTTTCCAAAATCGAGGTCCAGGAGGGACTTATAACTGCAGAAGTGTCAAGGGCAAAAGGGGAAGAGGAAAAGCTCAGATCAGCGATCACAATGACTGAGACAAGCATTCTTTCAACGGTCTCAAAAACATATGCAACACAAGAAATGGCAAACAAGCTCTATGCAGATGCAGTTCAGGAGGGACAGGAAGCGGCAGACTCCGCAGAGAAAAATGCCAAAGACGACACTGATACAAAACTGAAAAACTATTCCACAACGGTTGAAATGAACAGTGCAATCAAACAAGCAGCAGACAGCATTTCCCTTGAAGTGTCAAAGACCTACACAACAACAGTGCAGGTGGAAGAAAAATACAATGCAGCAGTAAAAGCCGGACAGGATGCGGCAAACGCTGCGGAGAGCAATGCTACAAAGGCAGGACAAACCGCTGCGAATAATGCTGAAAAGAATGCGAAAGCAGACACAGCTGAAAAGCTGAAAAGCTACTCAACAACGGAACAAATGACGGCAGCTATCAAAATGGCGACGGATAACATCACTCTTGAAGTGACTACGGTACGCCAGGCAGTGTCAGAAAAAAATGGTAATTTTTACGGAAGCAAAATACCAACAACATCAAACGAACCAGCATCATCCTGGACAAGCGACGATTTAAAGTCTTTACACATAGGAGATATTTACTATGATATCACAACCGGATACGCGTACAGATACACATACAAGGTTCCTGGTTTAAAGATCACATTTTCATCAGACTCCAGAACTGAAAGCGTGAAATATGATTACGTAAAGATTTATTACAACGATAACGGAACGATGAAACTTGCAGCAAAGTTAGGAGGAACGGACATTGCTGGAGCATCTGTTTTTGTCCCATCATCGGAATTTTATGTATATTGGCGTACAGATACTTCAAGCGATAGTTTCTACGGATTCAAGATAGCGTCAGTCACTGGAACAACCGGAGAAGCGACAGGAACAGTCGAGAACCTGCCAAACTATACAGCAACCGAACTGGCAAAAGGAACATATCCGGAAAGCCCGAATCATGGAAGCTATGGAAATAATATAAATCTATTGTGGAAATGTTCCGGAACAACATCAGGAAGTAAGACGGGAGCATGGGAAAGAATCCAGGATCAGGACATCAGTGTTGCGAAAGCTCAGGCAGACGCAGCACAGTCAACTGCAAATACAGCAAAGAGTACCGCTGACACGGCAAAAAGTACGGCCGAAACTGCAAAGAGCACGGCAGAAACTGCAATATCCAGAATTACTGTTGCAGAGGGATCAATCACATCAGAAGTGACCAGAGCCAAAAACGCGGAAAGTTCACTTTCTTCCAGAGTTACACAGACAGAAACGGAAATTGAGTCGAAAGTATCTGCCGGAAATATTGCATCATCAATAAATCAGACAGCTCAAAGCGTAAAGATTAATGCCTCGAAAATTAATTTTAATGGCGCGGTCACGGCAAATAATTACTTTAAAATAAATACGGATGGATCATTTTCTTGTGTAAGAGGAAAAATCGGAAATTTCGAAATAAAAAGTAATTATATATATGCTGGAAGTGCTTATATGAGCGTTCAAAGTCATGCGTTTAGAATAAATGGAGGATTACAATTATACGCAGGAACATCTACATTCAGCGACGGAAGCGACAGGATACAGATTTTTAATTTAACTCACGTTACAAGCGGAGGATACGTGGCATTTGCAAGCGACGGATCGACAATTGCTTACAGGGCATCATCCTCACGAAGATACAAAGATCATGTGTCTAATATGTCACTGGAAGAAGCTGAGAAAATTTTGAACATCCCGGTTGTATGGTTTAAATACAAAGATGGATATTTAGATGAAAACGATCAGATGAATAATAAATCTGTTCCGGGTATGTACGCAGAGGATGTTTTTGAAAGTTTTCCAGAGGCAACATACAACAACGCAGAGGGACAGATTGAAAACTGGAACGAAAGGATGATTCTTCCGGCTATGCTAAAACTATTACAAGAATTGTATAGGGAAAGGAATACAAAATGAAAGAACAGAAAAAAGAAGATGTAAAAAAAACCACCAATGAAGAAACAAAGGTGTCCGACTCGGACACATTAGAAAGAACTGCGACAGATCAGGAAGAAAACAACACAGTAGAAAAAGCTGTAGAAGCCCCTCCGCTTGGAGCACTTTTGGACAAAAGGACGGAAGAGATCCGAAATGTAATTTTTACAGAAATGGCACAGAACGGAATCCCTGCATCACTGATGGACTATATGCTCACATCTATTCTGGCAGAGGTAAGAGATCTTAAAGCAAAAGAATATTCAAACTGCATTATTAGCAAGGAGGAATAATCGTGGCAAATGTAAAGAAATATACGGACCAGATCGCAAAAGCACAGAAAGGCCGAGACGTCCGTGATTCAATCGTTAATGCGATTAATGCAGTATCAGACGAAAACAACGAATACAATCAGGTAAAAGCTGATATTCTTGCAGCGCAGTCTGATATTACAGAGAAAGTGGCAAAGAACGAAAAGACAGAGAAGACATTCGCAGCAGATGTAAAAAAGGCAGAAGAGTTAAAACAGGGACTTGATGCAGATATCACCCAGGGGACCACTCTCAAGAGCCAGCTGGACACTACAGTTAAAACAGCAGACACCAGCAAAAAGAACCTGGACGCGTCGAATACAACTGCCGGACAGACAAAAACTGCCTTAGATGGATCAGTCAGCACCGCGCAGACTTTAAAGCAGGGCCTTGACTCAGATATTACTCAGGGGACAACACTGAAAACCGGTTTAGAATCTGACATCACCCAGGGAACAGCTCTCAAGAGCCAGCTGGATGCTGCTGTTTCTACTGCGAATACAACAAAGAAAAATTTAGATAATTCCAACACGGCAGCAGGCAAAACCAAGACCGCGCTGGATACATCGAACACAACCGCAACAAAGACAAAAACAGATCTGGACGCAACAACTAAGACCGCAACCGAAACAGATGCAAAATTGAAAAAAACAATTGCTGATATGGATGATCCGCAGACGGAAGTGGGCGCGATCATAGAGTCCGCAAAAACCGAAGCTAAAAAAGCAACGGAAGCCGCGGACGCTGCGACAGCTGCGACAAAAGCCTTGACAGCGCAGACAAATCACATAACATTTCAGATGAACTCCGAGGACGGAGGGCTTGACATTGTTTATACAGAATAATTAGAACTTGCAGCAAACCTGCAGGTTCTTTTTATATACAAAAATAAAGGAGGAACAAACAGAAATGGCAACAGGAGACCAGACACTCATTAATTTCCCACGGGAATCTACAATGCAGGAAATTTCCCAGGCATTGCAGACAATGGCACTCACCCAGGCGGCAAATATGGAGAATTTATCAGACTGGGCGAAATTCAGTGGACTTTCCAGAAACGGGATGATTCCAAAAGTTTTAAACTATGGAGATCAGATCCTCGAAAAATGGAAAGACACTGCAACAAATCAGGAATACGATTTTCCGTGGCAGTACACACACTCTGAAAACGTAGAGCTGGAGGACGGAGAAGTCATTCCAGGAACATTCCTGGAAGCACATTATACAACCCCGTTCGGATTACAGTTTAGCAACCGCGCATTCTTACGCTGTCCGGATGGACTGGCAGCAGGGACATATCATTTGATGCTGCAGCAGAACTGGGGAAACAATGCAAAAGCAAACACATACTGGCAGTTTACTTTGACTAAAGATGTGCCAGCAGGCGGATCTGTATATGGATTTACACAAATGCCAGACGTTGCACCGAGTAACTGGAAAGCAACCTCTTACGCTGCAGATGGAATCACCACAATTGAAACCGTGGCAGTTACATCCGGATCAGACGGAACAGATCTGGGAACTATGCAGTACGCAACCAGAAACGGAAACCTTAACAGTATGCAGGAATCAGCATACGGCTGGAATCGCTGGAAATACTCAGCGGCCCGTCAGTGGCTCAATTCTACGCAACCAAAGGGCAAATGGTGGACGAAACAGGACGACTGGGATATTGCACCGAGTCAGTTAGCCACAAAAGACGGTTTCCTCTGCGGAATGCCTGCGGATATGCTGGCAGCATTAAAGACAGTCAAAGTAACCACGCTTGCAAATACCGTCAATGATGGTGGTGTGACAGATATCACATACGACAGAGTATTCCTTGCGTCCGTGTCTCAAATGAACGTCAACATGAGCAAAGAGGAGGGAGCAGTTCACGAATACTGGCAGCGGAGAACAAATTCAAAAACACCAATTGAACCATGGAAAACCTATCCGATTATGATTAGATATTCAGCTGCGAACCACACATCACCTCAGTATGTGTTTTCCCGTTCAGCTTACCGTGGCTACGCTAGCCACGTCATGCTTGTGTACACCAGTGGCTACGTCGGCAGCACGTACGCATGGAACTCGAGTGTGTATGCCCCGCTTGTCGTCGTATAATCAGCAATCAAATAATCCCTGCACCCACGGATGCAGGGATAGAAAGGAAAAGAAATGGCAGTTAAAGCAGGTGAGAGAAATGTACCGGACACGCCACAGAACAGACAGTTAAATGCAGTATGGTACGCAAGAGAGCTGGCGGCCTACACGATTCAGATCTGCAAGAATAAAAAGGTATTTCTTCCGGAATATCAATCTGCGCTCACGGACGATATCATCCGGACAGCGAAAGACATTTATATAAATGCCTGGACCGCAAACAATATCCGGGTAACAGAAAAGAATAAGAAAGAGCTATGGGCCTGGAGAAGCAAACTGCAGCGTCAGGCGATTCTGGATTGTAACAACTTACTTGCACTGATTGGGCTTGCACATCCACTCTTTCACCTGAAAGGAAAAAGGGTAGAATATTGGTCAGAACAAACAGTAAAAGTGAGAAATTATATTAAAAAATGGCGAGAGTCTGACATAGATCGGTATTCATAAATATATGGGACGTAGGCTATCACCTCAGAATGTGTTTTCCCGTTCAGCTAACCGTGGCAACGCTAACAACGTCATGAATGTGAACACCAGTGGCAACGTCAACAACACGAACGCATGGAACTCGAATGTGTATGCCCCGATTGTCTTCCTAAAAGCATTATGGTTATTGCATAGCAATGATCGCCTTGAAGATATAGACAAGGAGCTGAAATCCCTGGCATAAGCCTAAACAATACCGCGGATAATCGAAAGAGACAGCGTGTGACTCACACGAGCCTGCCAGCGCTGAGAAACTGCGGAAATACAAAAGATGAAAGACTATATAACAAGTTATGACAGCTTGTACGAATCCATGATGAAGTGTAAGAAAGGAGTAACCTGGAAGCCCTCTGTTAAATCATTTGTATTGAACGGAGAGGAAAACATACTCCGCATGAAACATCAGCATCAGGATGGAACCTGGAAAAATGGAAAGCCTAAAACAGTTTTGGTTACATATCCAAAACGCCGGGAAGCCTTGAGCATTCCGTTTAAGGATCGCATATATCAAAGGAGTATCAACGACAACTCCCTTTACCCTCAAATGACACGGGGATTTACTTATGCAAATTGCGCCTGCCAGACAGGAAAAGGAACAGATTTTGCAAGGAGATTAGTCAAAAGATACTCATGGAATTATTTCTGCAATTACGGCCTGGACGGATGGATAGTTCAAATTGATATTCACGGATATTATTTGAACATGCGCCACAGTGATGTAGAGAACCAGATCGCAGACAGAACAGACAAAGATACGACAGAAATGTCGTGCGGAGTCTTACGGGATCAGTACGCTGGAGAGACCGGATATAATCCGGGATCGCAGATGGTTCAGATCGCAGGCATCTCTCTTTTAGATCCCGTCGATCACTACATTAAAGAACAGCTGCATGTAGAATATTACATAAGATATATGGATGATTTCTGGATCCTTGTACAAACAAAGGAAAAAGCGGAAGAGGTTTATTCCGGGACGATAAAGAAACTCCGGAAATATGGCCTGGAGATAAATGAAAAGAAATCCCATATAACACCGCTTAGAAAAGGATTCACTTTCCTGGGTTTCGATTACCGGTTAACAGATACAGGAAAGGTGATTATGACTCTAAACTCAGACAGCGTAAAACATGAGAGGAGAACCCTCTTGAGAATGGTTCATAAATCTCAGAAAGGGAGGCTGGACGAGAAGAAAGTAGACGAACATCACAACTCCTGGGAAAACAATGCTGACAAAGGCAATTCGTACAAAATGATGCAAAGAACAAACAAATACTTAGAAAAATTGAGAAAGGGTGAAGATCATGGAAGTAAGAAAAATGTCTCAGACTCCTGCGGAAACGGCGGAGGACGAAAACCTCAAAGCAACCGTGGAAAAGCAGAAAAAGGTTATCGAAAACCAGAAAGTAACAATTCAGTATCTGGCAGCAATGACAGACGTGTACATTCCGGAAGAAGAGGAGGAGATCGAAGATGAAAACAATCTTACTGAGAATGAAGAAAATTTATAATCACGAAGCCTGGCTGAAAATGGTTGAACAGGCAAAGGAGCGCGGAAAGCTCACCGACGAAGAATATCAGGAGCTTGTTTCCATGGACGAAACGGAGGAAGAATGACAAAACTACAGATTATATCGAAACTCTGGTCCATCGTCTTTGATCTGATCCTGCTTGCTAACGGACAGAGCGATAAAACTCTACAGGAAATCGAAAAGGACATTGATCTAGTAGAATTTAATTGCCGCAAATATGCGGACATTGACGATGATGAAATGCCAGAGAATATAAGAGCAGAACCATTAAAGGACACATTACCTTTTTAGTATACCGGATAAGCGGAGAAAGGAAACAGAGATGGAAACAGTCATTTCAGCTTGTATCAGTGCAGCGGTAACTCTTGCGGTATGCCTGATTAGCAACAGCAGTCAGCAGGAAAAAACAAGGGCGCTGATGGAATATAAAATCAGTGAACTCACTGAAAGAGTAAACAAGCATAATAATACAATTGAACGCACATTTGAGCTGGAGCGCCGAATGGATGTCCAGGAGGAACAGATCAAAGTTGCGAATCATAGAATTGAAGATCTTGAGAGAACAGAAAGGAAAGGTGAATAAAAATGACAGTAGATCAGATTATGAACTATGTAAAACCGGAGCTCATTGTTGTTGCAATTGTGCTGTATTTTATCGGAATATGGCTCAAAAGCGTGACAGAAATCAAGGATAAGTACATCCCGTTTATTTTAGGCGGAATTGGAATTTTACTTTGCGTCCTTTATGTGTTTGCAACAAGCACCTGCAGCACCGGCCAGGACATTGCAATGGCGATTTTTGTTGCAATTACGCAGGGAATTTTAGCTGCAGGTCTTTCTACATACGTTAACCAGCTTATCAAACAGGCAAATAAGGAAGAATAAAGCAAGGGGGATGTGTAAAGTACCCCCTCTTTTGTGGAGGTAAAGAGATGTTAAGAATTATGGGACGGGCTAAAGCTACAGTGGAACAGCTTCGGAAATATATTAAAAAAGTAAATCCGCAGGCGAGTGACGCTGTTACAAAATTACCTGCTATATATATTGCAGAGGGAGAGCTGGAGGGTGTCCGGGGAGATATCGCATTCGCACAGAGCTGCCTGGAAACCGGCAACTTTACATTCGCCGGATCTGCAGTAACGTTCGATCAGAATAATTTTTGCGGCCTGGGTGTAACGAAAAACGGAATGAAAGGCAATAGTTTCGATACACCGCAGAAAGGAGTACGCGCACAGATTCAGCATCTGAAAGCGTATGCTTGTACTCAGAGATTAAATGGAACTTGTGTGGATCCACGTTTTACTTATGTTGATCGTGGCTGCGCACAATATGTGGAACATCTTGGGATCCAGGAGAATCCAGCTCACAAAGGATGGGCCGCCGGAAAAAACTACGGTCAGGAAATTATCAGAATCTTAAATACAATCATGGACAAAGAGGAGGAGACCGAAATGAAAATTAATACATCATTAATCAGTAACAACAACAGCTATGCCGGACAGGTGCCGAAGTACATTGTGATTCACAACACAGATAATTATGCTGCAGGCGCTGACGCCCACGCCCATGCAAAAGCGCAGCATGACGGGAATTTTTCGGGATATTCCGCACACGTCTTTGTTGACGACAAAGGAGCATATCAGGCACTCCCATATAACAGAGGTGCGTGGCATGTGGGCGTAAACTATGGCGGCCGTTTGTTTGGAGTGTGCAGCAATCACAATTCAATCGGCATCGAAATGTGTGTGCAGTCAGGATACAATTATGAGAAAGCATTCCAGAATACTGTAAACGTGTGCAAGCAGCTCATGAAACAGTATGGAATCGACGCGGATCACGTTCTGCAGCACTATGATGTGTGCGCAAAGAACTGCCCGTCAGCAATCCGGGCAAAGGGAGACTGGAACAGATTTAAACAGCTGATCGGAAGCTCCGAGACAGTAACTGTAGAGAAATATTACAGAACACGAAAGACTTGGGAAGACAGCAAGAGTCAGATCGGGGCATATAAGAGTCTTGAGAATGCCAAAAAAGAATGGAAGCAGGGTTACACAATCTACGATTGGAACGGAAAAGCAGTATATCCAAAAGCAACAGAAAAGAAAACTGCAGATCTTACAGGAGCTATTAGCACACAGCTTCCAGTCATTCAGAGCGGATGCACTGGTACAGCGGTGCTCATGTTACAGGCAGCTCTGGGAGTAACGGCAGACGGAAGTTTTGGAAATGAGACAGAAACAGCTCTGAAAGCATTCCAGGAGAATACAAAAATTACTGCAGACGGAATCTGCGGAAAAGACACATGGGTAAATATCTTCACACATGCACAAGTGAATACTTTTAAATAA